CAGCCCCCGAAAAAGTAGCAGCAACACCACCAGTTAGATTTCCTGAAGATAGTGTAGCAGTTCCATCGGTTAAACTACCACCCGTAACAGCACCAGAAGCAGTAACGGCAACCGCACCAGTTAGATTTCCTGAACTTAGTGTAGCAGTTCCATCGGTTAAACTACCACCAGTAACAGCCCCCGAAAAAGTAGCAGCAACACCACCAGTTAGATTTCCTGAAGATAGTGTAGCAGTTCCATCGGTTAATACAGTAGCAGTAAGGGTTCCAGAACCAGAAACATATGTTAATCCAGTATCTCCAGCAAGTGCTCCCGAACTATTAAATTGAACTTGAGTATCAGACCCAGCCGCACCAATTACAGACGTAATCGTAGCAAAAGTAAGAGCATCAGTTCCTACAACCGCGTTTCCTTCATCATCAGTACATACCCAAATGGTATCACCGTTAGTTGTACCTTCGTTTACAAAAACTGCAGCACCGGCAGCATTAGATCCTTCAATCATACTTTCATCTCGAGTCCAAGTAGTATCGTTTACATACCAAATTCCATTTTGAGAACCATCTGTTTGGTTTTTTAATAAAACTGTGTTTCCTGTTACTAAAGTTACACCATCCACAACTACACTTCCACTTAAAGTCGTTACATTACTAGTACTACCAGCTCTTACGGAACCTTTCCAACTATTTAGCCCAGATAAAGCCGCGCCCTCCAAGTTTTCAATTTTAGCTGTATCTATTTGCGCTGTTTTTACATTTATACTTCCAGTAATAGAAGGAGGTCTTGCTTGTCTTAAAGTCCACTTACCAGACATTATTATTATTAACAAATATTTTTTTTAAAGTTTAAATTATATTTAAATGAATTGCTTTAAAGCTATATAAAGCTATAGTTTGAAATAGATATTAGAATTATTACTATGAGGTTGGATATACACGTATACGACGATTCTGAATGCCCCAATGCAGTTATAGAATCTAGATTCAGTTGTGATGGGTCCCAAACAATCCAGGAATTGTTTATGAAACCATTCAATAACAATAGTATTATGGTCTCTGTTCAAGACTTGATGGTCGCACTTATTAATGCAAATATGCTTGATAAATACACACCTAATCGTAAATTATTGATTAGGTTTGTTACAAACTGTATTAATATATTGGTTAACAAACCATTTGACTGTTCAGATGATCAAGTTAGAACCGATACGTCAGATTTTGAAACACTTCGTATTATTTTAGAAATTTAAGGATATAAATTATTAAACAATTAAACAATGATTGGGATTGTAGCAACCGATAAGAATGGTGGAATTGGGAAGGATGGAAAAATTCCATGGTTTGGATCTGGTTGTTTTGATCCAAAAGAAGATTTAAAAAGATTCAAGGTTATTACTTCTGATTGTGACTACGACGATAAGAAAAATGTTGTTATTATGGGCAGAAAGACTTGGGAATCTATTGGGAAAGTACTTCCAGGTAGAATTAACATCGTGTTGTCAAAGACCGAAGGGTCTATTAACGAATCATATTTTAATGGTGATTATTTGGCCAGATCAAAACAGGATGTCATTGATTATTTGTTGAATAATTACACTTTGGTGGATAAAATATTCGTAATTGGTGGTAAAGAGATATATTCCCTCTTCTATGATGAAATAGAGACATTTGAATTAACTATTGTAAATAATAAATTCGAATGCGATACAAGTATCGATTTAAAAAAGATTTATAATGATTTCAAGTTGGAAAAAGTAGACCAAAGAATAGGGTGTGTTAATTTAACCATGACTCGGTATTTCTGTTAAAAAGTCAATCCGTTGAAACGTATTACTAATCGCTTTGCTATCGGGTTTATACCAAATACTCCAAACATCATATCCATTTTTATCACCCCACCTAGATACATCACCATTAATAATTTTTACAATATTTTTAGTTCTTGGAATTTCTTTATCAGTAAAAGGAAATTTCAAATATTCTTCAGCTTGTTTGGTGTTAATGTTATAAACCTTTTTAAGTTTGAATTCTATTACATCCTTAGTTGATTCAAAATAAGTAATGTTAAATACAGGCCCATGACCATTCCCTCCTTCTGCTATAGCTAGATACATCTTTTACATTCTTTTATAATCATATTCTTAAAGTTGTTTGTTTAACAACTTATTTAAATATCAGTGTTCCCAAACTCAAAAATAATAGGTTAGCTTTATAATAGTATAGTATTACTTCGGAAACAAGTACATAAATTAATGAATATTTATCCGTCTTGATTCCAATGTAATAACCAAGGGTTGCCATAAAAATATCTCCCAATATATTTACTATACTATCTCCATTGTAATAACTAAACTCCGTACAAATATATTTTTTATGATTTAGGTGATATAAGTCTTGGAAGTGCAATACCCAATAAGCATCCTATAATTATACCAACAACTTCACTCAATAACGAAACGTTTGAAATTCCTGTCATATTAAGTATAAGAACACCTACAAAGGTTGAAAGGAAACTTCCCAAAAAATCGCTGTAGGTATTTCCAATACCAGCCTGTGTCAACTTTCCGGGGGCCCACCCGGACATCCAACCTTGTGCAAGTTTTTTGTTATTACCTGGCCATACTTGAAGTTCTTTGATCTGTTCTTTTAGTTTCTTAACTTTATTTTTATACTTTTGTGTTGGAAATCCCAAATTCTTAAATCTCAAACCCTCAAGATTCCTCAATTCATATTTAAGTTTCAGTTTCTCTGTTTTTTGAGCCTTTGTTAACATACCTTGTTCTCTGGCTTTTTTGGCATTGGTTGGTAGGTTCCTATTGTTCAAATAGTCTCTGTAATTATCAACCCTATCGGAATAATTAGTTTCATTTATCTTGAACTGTACAAAATTCTTGAAAAAATCATTCTTCGTCATGTTAGCTCCCAAAAACAATGGACTGTTGGGGTCTGCAAAGGCAGCTTCATTAGTTCTTACTGCTTGACGTTGTTTAAAACTTTCATAGCTTGATTGATCTCTTTCGTCAATTGTATAACTAGCTTTGTCATAATCGTTTTGGATTTTTTTGCATATTTCGTAAGGGTGTCTCGACCCTATCTTGTCCCCCCTCTCCAATATCCCATCCTTGAATTTAACGCCATAATACACAGAATCCTCATCAGCCATCATTCCCGAATACGCCCTTTTACCTCCGTACCCGTAAATCCAAGGTACAGTTGCTGGTTCGAAAACCGGATCAAGAGCGTCCATACCGAACCAGAGGCCTCCGTTATCAATCAATCCGAACACTATACCAGCACCCATCCCAACCATCAACGAATTAAAATCTATAAGCTTTTCCAACCCGAGAAAATACCCTAGTGAAAAGTGTTCAGGAAGTTCTTCGGGTTCCTCGCTAGATTTTGGTGATTCGAACGAACTCTTACTAGAATAATAAGTTATGGCTCCGAATATTAGTATTAGTACTAAACTTACGATAAATAGTATAAATAATTGTTTTTGTTCTCCTTTTCGCAAACTAGGGTTTACGAACGGTCCCCATTCTCCCCCAATTAATGGGATTGATTTGGGTATCCTAAATGATGGTTCTATAAGGGGCATCTATATCTAACTAGTATTTATATAATTAAATAGTATTATTTCTAATAAATGTACGATTTATTTCCATTTATTATAAATAATATTATTTTTGTGACGTTTCTCTCTCTTTTACATGTATCTTTTGTATGAATATTCATAGTTTTTTTTGGTGTTTACACATACTGCAATAAAGTGACCCACCTGGTTCACAAGCACCATATTGGTGGTCATCGTTATTTTGATCATATTTTTCACCATCTCTAAGATAAACTTTGTTTCCTACACAATAAGCACCAAAGCTTCTACGGCGTCTTGTTTTGCGACTACGACGTTTGACGCTTCGCTTTCTTGACTTACCCTTCTTTTTCATTAAACTCTTAGCTTTTTTGGCAACATCTGTGTAACCCCATTGTTTAGCCCGTTTGTAAGCAGCTTCAAGTCCTGCTGAATTATAACTACAATCTGGGTTACATACTGGAAAATTTAGTTCATCTGGATGTAAAAAACAACTAGCTCCACAACGACCCATCATCGCTTTCCTTTGCTTACGGGAAGGGTTCTTCCACTTTTTAGTAGGTCTCGGACCAGATTTACGTTTGCTTCTACGTTTGCTTCTACGTTTGCGACGTTTACTCTTTTTCTTACTTTTACGTCTTTTTTTTCCGTAGCTAAATTTTTTAAACGAAGGACTACTTACTGCGGCATTTGCATCATATGCTGTATTATAAATACCAGTTGTTGTGTTATAGATTAGAGGAGAAGCTCCCATTGAGTAAATAGCTCCAGTTGTTCCATTTATTTTCGGCCAAAGCGCTTCAGTTTTTGGACCCATTGCTCCAGTAAGTTTTGAAACCCCAGTTTTATATTTCATATTAATATTATTAAACATATTTATTTTAAAATAATTACAGTAATTGTTTAAAGATTCAGGTAGTCAACCCGATTCGATAACAAATTAAATGCCGAAAAACATCTTTTTGGATTATTAAAAAATTATAGACTAAAATCCAACAGAGAATTTTTTCAATTACCACTTGACGAAATCATCAAAACTATAAAAACAATTGAAGATTATAAAGAATAATTAAAAATTGTGAACAATATAACTCGGTATTTTTAACTGTGTAAAATCGCTCGTGTTTTTTTGTGTGGTTTTATTAGGGGTTTTTGAACAATTATTTTTTGTGAGCAATTTCTCTTAGGAGAGATAAAAAAGAGGGGGGGGGGAGCACCTATCTTTTAAAAACTAGTCTAAAATGAGATATTGCGTGTTGAATAATATGGTCTATATTTTCCAGTGTGTCAATAAAATGAAGTACTGGAAAAATTATATTGTATGCTATCTCATTTGAAAGTAACATTATCACATCGTAACACTATATCTATTATACCTATAATTTCGGAAAGATAGTGTGTGAAAAAAAGTTTTATGAGTTTCTTAAAATTAATAGGATTTACACACCAATTTTATTTTTGTTATTGGCTAGTAATGTTCTTATTAGGTAAAAGTTTACACAATCCCTATTTTATTAAATTTATGCGCCTATAATATTCACACGCTTTTGTACACCATTTGAATGTTTATGTGTAATTGTGTATATTTACTCACAAAATCTCAACAAGTGTGCGTATTTGCTTAAAGAAATAATATGTTTATGTATTATAAGATGGTTAGATACGATTGCCCAAGATGTGGATACACAACTGATAGAAAAGGTAATATTGATAGACACATAGATTCAAAAAAATTATGCAAACCTTTATTGTCAGAAGTTAATCCAAATGATTTCAGAAGTATTATATTAAGGGAGGATAATACCAACGATATTATAAAGAGACTAATGGATGACAGTAATAATATTAGTCAAACTGTTAGTAAAACTGTTAGCAATAGTGAAAATAGTAAGAGTGTTAGCAATAGTATTGATAATAGTATCAACAATTCAACAATTAATATGAATACTCACATTACTAACAACATCACTATAACCCTTACTTCTTGTGACGAACCAGAATTGAATTACATAACTGAAGAGGATGCAAACAAGTGTCTCAAATCTTTGAAAACAAGTATGTTGGAGATGGCCAAGAAGATTTATTTTAACCCAAATCATCCAGAAAATCACAATGTTTACAAGACGAATATGAAGAACAAGATAATAAAGTATTTCAAGGATAACAAGTGGAATGTTGGTGATCAGGATGTAGTTATTAATACAATGGTGGAGAACATACGTGATGCATTGGAGAATGGAGAAAAGGATATGGTTGATGATTTGAGTCATAAGTATGACAATGATGAGGATTTCAAGAATAGGATAGATAGATCATTGTTAATAGAATGTTATAACAACAAACCAAAGGGTCAATTGCTTTCTGGTTCCCTAAATAATTTGGGTTCTTCATGATGACATCTATATGCATATATTAGTATTACTGCTAACAACACCAATGCTACATAGAACCATGTTTTTCCAATTACAATTTTTTCTGGTGTTTCGTAACCATAACTATCACTGTATTCCATTACCCCAACAGAACATATTAATATCGTTAATTATACTAATAAAAAATAATATTATATAATTAAATAATTAAAGATGGCTAATAGTAATGAAATATATCTCAATTTAGCAAATATAGTTAATCAGATTACAAATGAAGTTATCGACAGATCAAATTTATTGAGGGTAAATAACAGTGATAGTGTAGTTTTGGACATTTTATCTGAGGAATTTTTAAATAATGTATCATCATCTGATTATTTAAATGGTTCGTTTTTCTTTCCGCCTATGATGGAATTTAATCCTAGTACATTTTATACTCAAGAAGAAAAGGTAAAAACTATTTCTCCAACAAGATTCTCTGAATTTTGTAGGGGTTATAGTGACAAAGATTGTAGTATTTGTTTCGAAACAAATAAAGATTCTTTAAAGCTTCCTTGTGGTCATTGTTTCCACGAAGAATGTATATCAAAATGGTTGTTGGAAAAGTCTGTTCATTGTCCAATGTGTAAAGCAGATTGTTCAGTTGATAAGGTCTATAAATAGAGTTTCTGTAATATCCTTCAATATTTCTTCCCTTGATTTGTTTAATCTTGGGTGTTGTGGTTTATCTTTATTTTTCTCTCTTTCTAGTTTGGTTAATGGTCTATTTGGAACATATTCGCTTAATGGGCTGTAACTATCTTGTATACATTTAATATAAGCGTGTTTTAATTTTTCAATATCCCAATTCCTAATCGTATTTCTAGACCAAATATTTCTAGCAGCAAGTAACCTAATTAAATCAGTTCTAGAACCTTTTTCACAAGGTTGAAGATCACTTTTAAGATATTCCAACACATAGAGTTTTTGTTTTTTTAGAAATTTCTCTTCATATTTATAATCTGTTAAATAATTAATTAATTTGGTTTTTTGTATTTCTTTTTGATAGTCTCTCAATTGTAATTTTAAAAGTATTATATCTGTTGTCATAATATTTTTATAGATGGGTCTTTTACCTATTTTTTTAAGAATCTGTGAGATTTTTCTAGATAATTCGAATCTATCTTCACTATCATTCATATTCCCATTAATAACTAAATAGTTATATCTTTGTCTTTGAATATAAGTTGGTGTTGAAATTTTGGTAACACCATCACCATATTCTTTCAACTTATTCATAATATCTTCTTTTTGTTCTCGTAAATTAATACTAGCTAATTTCTCCTTCAATCTTTTAGTACTCCATTTCATCAACCTCTCTTTGGCTATAGTAGATTTTTCTGAAATCTCGGTGATTATTTCTATTCTCACATTTTTGTTTAGTACAAAATCTGAATAAAATTCCTTAATTTTTGAAAAATCATAATTTTCTAACATCGTATCATTAAATCTTTCCGGGTCAAATTCATTTAATTTTTGTTTGTAATCAGCTCGTTGTTTTATTTGCTTATTTATTAATTTACTAAACCTAAGTCTAAAAAGTTCTTCGTTTGACTTGGATTCTAAAACTCCTAGTTCAAAATATTTAACATTTAGTATTTCCTTAATGACAGTATCCTTATCAAGTAAATCCATATTATTACTTAATAATGATATTATTTCTTTAAATATTTTAGCAACAATAATTGTTTGATTCGGTATTGTCTATAAGTACACTTTTTTCCATACCTTCTAAAATTTTGTTTTTAATGTTATTATCGTATATATCATGTACTAATTTTGTAAATATGTCCTCAATGTTTAGGTTGTTTTTAGCACTTGTTTCTAAGAAAGATAACCCTAGTGAATTACTGTAATCCAAGGCTTCTTCGTACGAAACTACTCTTTTGTTTGGTAAATCTGTTTTATTCCCTATTAATATTAGTCTAGGATTTTTAGAATAACGTTCTATATTATCCACCCAGTTAACAATATTATCGAATGATTCCCTATTGGTTACATCATACACTAGTATTATTCCGTGTGCTCCTCTATAATAATTAGTAGTAATAGTTCTAAATCTTTCTTGGCCTGCAGTATCCCATATTTGTAGTTTTGCTATTTTGTCACCAATGTTAACGTTTGTTATTTTAAAATCTACCCCAATAGTTGATATGTGTGAATTTATAAATGTTTGGTCAACATACTGTGACAAAACAGAAGATTTGCCAACCCCTGAATCTCCTATGATAATTAACTTGAAAAGATAATCGTATTCATTCATTCTTATTAATTCAAAATATAATATTTAATAGATTTCGCACGAGTTGGCAACCATAGAAGTAAACCAAGCGATAAATACAGCAATACTTATCCCCATAAATACAGAAATAGTAATATTCAGATTTTTAGCTGTTTCATTCGTTTTATAACACCATTCTCTTATTTTAGGGTCTGCATTACCATCATCGTTACCACCTTGACTCGAATTACCGATCACAGCAGAAAGTACAAAAGCTACAATACCTATTATACCAATTATTGTAGGGGTAACCCAATCTAAATTACTAACACTCCGTTTATATATATACCATATAGACATACCAACTAATACAACACACACCATTCCAAGAATCTGAAATGCTATAACCGCTGATTCATTATCATCCTCTAATTTATCTATACCAAAACTTTTACATAAGTCGTTAGTAAACCCTTTAGATGAACTATAACTTACCATACCTAGTATAGGTGAAATTAACATCAAAAATAATAATAGTGTCATACTCCCAAGTGATATCGTCTGTTCCATACTTTTCCAGAAAGGTCTACCTGTGTTTAAACAACTTATCGGCATTACTAGTTATAGTAAAGATTATTTTTCTAATTATTTAATTAGTTATTTGATAGTTATTTGATAGTTATTTAATATATTTTGTAAAGTTAATGGCAGGGTGTCAAAGTGGACAAGTATTTTATTTAGAAGGACAAGGTAATAAAGCGGGTAATCTATGTGATAGTTGTGGTGGTACAGGAACAAACAAATGGGAAAAACCTTGCGATGACGGATCCTGTAGTGATGGGTTTGTTCCCTATGCACAATTTGAAGGAGGTCATAATCTTAAAGATTATGAAACTTGTAGAAAATGTGGTGGTACTGTAACTAATGAAGTAGATGGAGGTAATAAAATAGAAAAACCCTGTAGTAATGGAGAATGTAATGATGGTTTTAGTATATATCAACCAGGTGAAGGTTCTGTACCACAACCTTATCCAAGTTGTAAAACTACTGGTGGTTATGTAAATAATAATGGTGTTTATGTAGGATGGCAAAAACCCAATCCAGATGGTATGTGTAATTCTGGTTTTGTAACCTATGAACCAGGCTATGGTGGAACATCTAAAAATTATGTAACATGTAAAAAAAGTGGTGGTTTTATAAGATCTAATGGAGGTTATGAAAATTGGCAAAAACCAAATCCTGATGGATCTTGTGATGAGAGTTTTGTAGCTTATGAAATAGGAGAAGGAAATAACCCAAATGATTATAAAACTTGTAAAATATCAGGTGGTCATAATAACAGTAAATGGGAAAAACCTAACCCTGATGGAACCTGTAACGCAACCTTTGTAACCTATCAACCTGGAGAAGGACCAGCTTGGGCGAAAAAAAGTTATATATCTTGCAAACCAGCTGGTGGTACAATGAATGATGACAATGGAGTTGGTAATAAATGGGAAAAACCTTATGGTGATGGAACTTGTAATGATGGATTTATTACCTACCAACCTAATCAAGGATCTGAACCAAATAATTATATAAGTTGTAAAGAAAGTGGAGGTCACTTTAGTTCTAATGGAGTTGGTAATAAATGGGAAAAACCCAATGATGATGGAACCTGTAATATGAGCTTTGTAAGCTATTTACCAGGAGAAGGAAATAATCCTAAAGATTATGAATCTTGTAAACCAAGTGGAGGTCACGGTATTTCTCTAAAAGAAAAACCTAATGCTGATGGAACTTGTAACACTGGATTTGACGGTTATTACCCAGGAGAAGGATCTGAACCTGTAGACTATATATCTTGTAAACCAACTGGTGGACGTTTTAGTGCTAACGGAACAGGAAATAATTGGGAAAAACCTAACCCTGATGGAACTTGTAATCCTGGATTTAGTCCATTCCCACCTGGCACTGGAACAAACCCAAAAGACTATATATCATGTAAACAAGGATCCCCTCCTACTAACGCACCAACAAATGCACCAACAAATGCACCAACAAATGCACCTACGTTTGCACCAACAAATGCACCAACAAATGCACCAACAAATGCACCTACGTTTGCACCAACAAATGCACCTACGTTTGCACCAACAAATGCACCTACGTTTGCACCAACAAATGCACCTACGTTCGCACCTACGGCAGCACCTACGTTCGCACCTACGGCAGCACCTACGTTTGCTCCTACGGCAGCACCTACGTTTGCTCCTACGGCAGCACCTACGGCAGCACCTACGGCAGCACCTACGTTTGCTCCTACGGCAGCACCTACGTTCGCACCTACGTTCGCACCTACGTTAGCACCAACATTAGCACCAACATTAGCACCTACGTTAGCACCTACGTTTGCACCCACCTTAGCACCCACCTTAGCACCAACATTAGCACCAACATTAGCACCAACATTAGCACCTACGTTAGCACCAACATTAGCACCTACGTTAGCACCTACGTTAGCACCTACGGCAGCACCCACCTTCTCACCTACGATAGGTCCTTGTACTAATTGTACTTATACAGAAACAGAAGATTCGCAATGTTATTCTAACGTAGATGGTGTTCAATTAGGACTAGTAGATCCAGGAACATACGAAAATCCTGCTTTGTTACAAAGTAATGGGAAATATGCAAGAGCAAAAATGTCAGTAGAGGAAGCACAAAATTTATGTAATAGTACTCCAGAATGCAAAACTATTTCATACGTAACATTTGGTGAGCCTAGTGCTACATTTTATAACACACCTGAGAATGAACTTGAATCGTTTAATTTTGCTGGATCATCTTGTTATGAAAGAAGTGCATTTCAAACGGCAGCACCTACTTTAGCACCAACATTAGCACCTACTGTAGCACCAACCGTAGCAGCACCTACGGTAGCACCTTGTACTTATTGTACTTATACAGAAACAAAAAATGTTAGTTGTTATTCTAGCTCAGGTGATGGTACGTTAGGGCTAGTAGATCCAGGAACATACGGAAATCCTGATTTTTTACAAAGTAATGGGAAATATGCAAGAGCGGAAATGTCATTAGAGGAAGCACAAAATTTATGTACTAATAGTCCAGAATGCAAAACTTTCTCTTTCGTAAGATTTGATGGTAAAGATACTGCTACATTTTATAACAAACCTGAGAATGAACTTGAATCGTTGACTTTTGTTGGATCATCTTGTTATGAAAAAGGTGCAGCTCCTACCACAGCACCTATTAGTCCTTTAGATCCTGAATTTGGGGTTTTTGAATATTATAGTATTTTTAATTATAATACAATACCGGATAAGAAATTAAAGGAGTCATCTACTTGTACTATAAATGACGGAGTGATAAGTTCTAATTATAAGTGGGATAGTTGGACAGAAAAATATGGTGATCTTTTTAACGAATCTTATGACTATTTAGATAGAGCTGTTCAATACGCTAATTCGACCAACGGTACACCACTTACTAATGGTAATTTAAATATAGAGTGTGGTAATGGAACAGAAGATGAAGCAAAAAATAAATGTATAGCTAATAGAGCATGTGCAGGAGTAGAATATGATAGGAGTAATAACAGCTATTGTTTAAAATATAATAGTATAGGTTCTTTATACACTAGTATATTAGAAGATTTAGATCCTAATGATCCTGAAATACCTTTAACACAAAATTGTGACGGAAGTTATAATTACAGTCAACCTTTATATAACTCTACAGGAAATAAACTTAATTGTTATGCTAATATGAATGATGCAACTAATGATTGTAATACAAATAATAATTGTAGAGGTGTTACACGTACTAATGTAGAAGGTGATGGCCCCGAATATTGTACTTTTAATGGAGATGTGCAATATGATGATTTTTTGGGTAATAGAGTATTTATGAAAGGTAATACAGTAGGAACTAGCACTTATTTTAAAAATAATTATAAAAATGCTGTTGCTGGTTCTGGTACTATAAATGCCGCAAAATTAGCTTGTAGTTCTAAAGATAAAACAAATTTATTAGATGCAAAGATGGAATGTAGCTCTATTTCAAGTTGTAGAGGTGTATTAGATAGTTTTCTAGATAATGAAATTTGTTTGTATGAAAAAGATTATGATGGTAATACTCTACAGGTTGGTGGATCTACTATACATGAGAAAGATAGAAATATAGATAACTATACGGAGTATAAAAATAAGATTCTTAGAACAGGAACTAACAGTGGTGTTAAATTAAGAGGTATACTAAATGTTAGACCTAAAGAAGGGTATGGTGATAGTGATTATGGATTAGATCCTTTAAATATTAATGCTATTCCTGAGGGTGAAGGTGCGCAATGGCCATCTGATAGTGTAAT